TTCCCTTTCAATAACTTTGATGGTTGGGCAGGAGAAAGATTCGTGAAATTCGCACGCTTTACAGGTGCCTTGCACTTCGCCTGGCTTGTGTAATTCCACCAAAGCCTTCAAGGCTTGCCATGCGTTGCGCTGGTCAACTGTATTCTCGTAAAATTCAGGCTTGGTGTAGTGAACAAGATTAGTCCAGTATTCTTCCTGCGCTTTAATTTTCTTCAATAGTTCGTCGTGGGTCATGATGCGCTTTTATCCCCTTCCAATATACGCAAGGCCCAATCTAGGCCGTGGTTAAATCCATCCATCCATTCGTAGTCTTTATGATTCAATGGCACAGATGTTTTTGCATCTTCTATCTTCTGCTTTGCTCGCTCAATGTCCATCAGTACCACCCGACACGCTTCTCGTGTGCCAGAGCGTTACAGGCGTTATTATTCCAATGAGTTTTGATATAACGCAAGCCCCATCGGATCTGTGTTTGGTAGTCATACTTATAGTCGCGGCCAAATTGCGCCATCTTGCTGGCTGGCAGGGCTTGAGGTATGCCTCTTGCCCCGCCATCCTTGTTCACTGCGGCTACTCGCCAGTTACTTTCCATTGTCCACAACTTCACGAGACAACGCCATTGACGAGCGTTGCCGCCTTGCCGTAAGTACAAAGTATGGGCAAAGGGTTTAGCGGGCGTGAGATGGTCGTTTGCGGCCTTTGTAGGGCTATTTGAGAGCCATACTGCCATCACTATGATGGTGAAGAATCCGATGGTTGCTCGGCGCGTCTTGGGCGTTGTTCGAGGTACATTTGTATAAATGATGTTGGCCTTTCACTACGGGGAATATCTATTAGGGTTAAGCCTTTCGCGGTTGCCAAAGCGCGAAGGTTGTGCTGCCAAATGTCGCCTTCTGATCCGCGACCTGTTGCACCAATAGCCTTTCTTCTTTCAAAGGGTAAAGTTCCGCCATATATGCCATAGTCTATGCTGGACATATCTTGCATAGCAACTTCAACACACTTCTTTTTTATGGGACAAGTCTCGCAAATTTGCATAGCGAGAAGGGCCTTTTTCGTCTCTGTTTGATCTACAATGATCCGCTTATTTACCTCTGAGCGAAGTTTCATCGTTTCGGGGAACCAAATATCAGGATCAACGCCGTTTTCGTAGCAGGCGGCTCTACTCATTGTCACTTGCCTTTACATCTACGTCGTTGTTCATATCGTAGATAGCCTGGTTGTAGCCTGTAAGCCACGCTTCGTGCAAGGCTCGCTCTGTAATCTTCTCAATGTCACGCAATACTCGCGTGTTTTGTTCGCGTATGCTCACTTAGTTTCCCTTTCATGGTTGCCCGTACGATTGCGCGGGCGGTAGTGGTAGTTAATCCGTATTTCACGGCTTTGTCAAGAATAAAAACACCCGCGCTGCGAGAGTGAAGTGCAAGCAATTCACTCGTCACGCGTATCAAGGGGCTTGATACGCTGCCAAAGGCGTATGCGCGGGCGTAGTTGATCGGTTTAACCGACTTACACGGCTTGATCGGTTATTTTTTCAATACCCATTTAGACATTTTGTACGTGTATGTCTAATGTGTTGCTTGAGTGTTTCCCGCAAGGTGGGATAATACGCAACAACGCCACAAGTCGGGCAAGTAGTCACCCACTCGCCCGCCTCGTAGTCGTGCTGATAGATTGAGGCTGTTATAGCCATTCGGGCAGGTTGCCTTCTATCTTCTCCATTTCGCGAGAGGCGCGGATTAGATCAACCAGGGCGGTGACAGTTTCGTCCACCTTGTCCTGCTCAGCGTTGAGGCGATAAAAATCTGCCTCTGCCTCTCGTGCTTGCTGTTTCCAATAGTCGAGGCGTGTCATACCTTCATCCTTTCCATTAGGTTGATGATGTCCTGTTCTTGAAAATCAAAATCCGCAAAATCCTCTTGATCGAATTGAAAGTTATCCAATAAGCAGGTAAGCGCGACGGCTAGAATTAACTTATCTTTAGCCATTTATGCCATGTCGCTTTCGTCGTTCCAATCGTTTTCAATGTCGCTGGGCTTGTAGCCAAATCGTTCAAATTGCGAGGGTGTGGCACGATGTGGGCGAAATTGCCAAATCTCAAAAAGGGCGTAATCTGGCAAATTGCTTATTGCGCAATTGTCGTTGTTGCAATCCTCGTTTTCTTCGCACCCGTCGTGAAAGTCGGGAAAATCGCGGATAGTGTCGGCAATCTCTTTTTGAGTGGCGAATAGCCCCCAATTTTCGATCTGGAAAAAGTAATTGCCCTGCAAATCCTCTACAAAATAACCTTTCATTTGCTTAGCCCCTTTACATATTCGCGGAATAGGCGCGTTGCCTCTTTTTTGGTGTAGCCCATAAATTGGCGTCGTTCGTAGTAGCCACCGACGGAGGCAGACAACACCCACGCGCCTTGAAAAGTCTTTTCGTAATAAATAGTCATTAGTAGTCACACGCCCCAATCATTTCGCGTAGGTGTGCGCTAGGGATAAAGCCTTCCCACAGTTTCGCGTTGTAACCGACAGCGTCCCACACGCTTGCTGTGTTTTCGTCCCACCCAAAACAATCACCGAAACATTTCAAGGTCTGGCAAGATTGGTGGATGTTGTAATCACTTGCTATCGCATTAATTACGTCCGCGACAGTTGTCTGTCTTACCGCCTTGCCCGTGTAGTAAGGCACAGCGACGTTGTAGCCGTCGTAGGACAGAATGGCTAGCCATGCGTTACTATCTTTTTGCCACTGTGAGGCATTGGCAGGTGTTTTGGTGCGTTTTAGTTCTAGTTCTATGCCGTACATCTCGCATAGTTCGGGGAGAGTTTTCTCCTCCATAGTTGTAAATGACATTTCTAGCCCCTTCCATAGGGTTGCCTTAATCTGTAGGCTCATCAGTAGGCGCGACACGCCTAGACGGGCGGTAAGCCCGTTTCGCCTTATTTACTTTCCGCTCTCGTAATTTCTGAAATAAGATTATAGAAGGCGTCCGCTCTGTTAATTCCAAGTTCCTTATCTTCTTCTCTCAGCGCGAGCCAATGAGGATAAAGCACTTCTAATAAAGTCCCGCGCCACTTGGCGTCAATCTCGATTTTCATTTCTTAATCCTTCCATGTTGTGCCACAGGCTACGCCGTCGGCGGTGTTGTGGCAGGTGGTGATTCGGTAGTGGTGATTGAGATAGTTCACTGTCAAAAATAGGGCGGTGACGGCTAAAAGCCAGACAACGATACGCCCGCGACGTGTAAGGCGCATTAGTTGTCCTCGCTCTCGTATTTAATTGAGCCTGTAAAGGTTAGTTCTGTGATATATGCGCGGTTATATGCTAAAAAGTTTTCTAGTTCGTCAATCGTCGCAAAATCCTCCTCGCGGGTGATGTATTCATTATTGCTGTTCCCGCGTACATTTCGGCCGATTGTGTAGTGTGCTGTAATCATTTTAAGCCCCGATCTTTTCTAGTTGAGTTTCAATGAATGTTCTGAGTGTATTGAGAGATTCAAGTGCTGTCAATAGTTCAAGTTCGGTCATTAGTTATTCCCCCATTGGTTCACAAGGTGTGCAATCATGGCAGGTGTCACAATGATTTTTTTGCCCTCGTTGATCTTGCCAAAACAGTTGCAATCCATTGAGTCAGGATGTCCACAGCGGACATACTTTCCGCCCTTGTACCAGGCTTGATTCTCGTAGTCGTAGCCGTCTTTAATTGTATCTAGCGAGGTTCTGCTCATGTTATTTTGCCTCGCAATTTTTAGCGCATTGAGAGAGGTTGTTGATTGTGATTTTTTCTGTGCCGTATTTGTTGCACTTTACGCAAAAATAAGTCATTTTTTCACCCTTCCATAGGTTCGGCGGTGTTGCCGATAGCGCAAGTTTAAGGGCAACAATTTGCAAATGTCAACACCATTTTAGAAATATTTTTTTCGGCGTGTTGCGGGTCAATTTGGCAGGTAATTAGTTGAAAGTTCAATCAACGGAAAGCCTGTGATATTGGCAGTCTGCCCCCGTGAGTGCTAATGGGTTGTCCACAGGTTGCCTGTGCCTGTGCATAAGTTGTGGATAGCGCGAGGGTGTGGAAAAGGTTGTGGATAATGTTGTGGATAAGACAGTCCACCCGCAATCACCCGACAACACGCCAAAACGCCCGCCAAAGGTTACTAATCGGTAACTTAACGCCCCAAAAGTCGACAAAACGGGTTGTAAATGCGGGCGTAATTGTCGACAATACCCGCAAGTAACCGACAAAACCACCCCGACAATTCGGACAATGCGAACAAAAAAATGCTATCAAATCGGACATTACTCACCAGTAAGTCGACAAATAAATCGGGCAAATCGGACAATTCAACCCCAGGGTTTTTAACGTGGGTGTATCTATACTATTACTATCCACCAAAATATTTTTTCTAAATATAGGCGCCGAGGCTCAAACGGTAATTATTTTTAAACCAATATAGGCTCTGACCTGCGGTTTTACTTAGTGTGACTAACATCACACGGTCCAAATAGGGATAAAAGCGATTTATCCCGCCTTAGTATATATAGGGGTTAAAACAAAACAGCCCTGTCCGTTCGGCTCACGGCAGAGTGAGCCTCAAGCGAACGGCGCCGTTGAGACGAACTACGGTTTACCCAATGGCAGGCTCTACGGCCTGCCTTTAACCCATAGGGTTAGGCGCTGCAGGCGCCCCCCAAATACAACCCAAGGGTTGCCCATAGGCAACGCTTCGCGGTAGGAGAAATAGGTTTATGGCTAAACCAAAGTCAAACAACTATAAACTTGCCCCAGAGGCAACTTTATCCGCCCCAGAGGCTAAGAAGCGCCTTATCGCGCTGATTGCCGATGGGGTGAAGATTGAAGACGCTTGCCGCGCAGTCGGCAAGAGCGTCAAGTCGTATGAGTATTATCGCGTTTCAGATCCGCAGTTTAAAGAAGCAGTGGATCTTTCACGCGTCATCCAGAAGCGAAAAGGCGTAATCAGCGAAGATGACGCGAACATTAGTTTCGAAGACTTTCGGGCGAAGTATTTAAACTCCCAGACCTTTCCTCACCAGCGCAACATCACCTCACTTCTTGAGGAAGGTGAGCCAGCCTGGCTTCACGGCAATATGACCTATGAGCCAGGATTTAAGAACTACGTTCTTGTCAACATGCCACCTGAGCATGCCAAGTCCATGACAGTCTCCATTGACTATGTAACATATCGAATCGTTACAAATCCCAATGTGAGAATCAAACTTGTATCTAAGACTCAGGCTATGGCCAAGGAATTTCTTTACGCCATCAAGCAACGCTTGACCAGTCCGCAGTGGGCAGAACTTCAGCGTCGCTATGCTCCCGCCGAAGGCTTTAAGGCTACCGCTGAGAAGTGGACGCAAGATGCCATCTACCTTGAGCGTGACTCAGGTGAAAAGGATCCTACCGTCCAAGCCCTTGGTATCGGTGGACAGATCTACGGTGCGCGTGCTGATCTAATCATCCTTGATGACTGTGTAACTCTTGCCAACGCTGGCGAGTATGAGAAGCAGATCCGATGGATCCAACAGGAAGTTTTAACTCGTGTTGGTCCTACAGGTAAAATCCTCGTTGTAGGTACCCGCGTTGATCCTATGGATCTATACCGCGAAATGCGTAACCCTGAGCGGTACCCAGATAACAAGTCCCCGTGGACATATCTGGCTATGCCAGCCGTACTCGAATTTGACGATGATCCTGAAAAGTGGATCACGTTATGGCCAAAGTCTGATCGGCCATGGGATACTGATGAAACTCCAGCGGATGAAGATGGATTGTATCCGCGCTGGTCTGGTCCACACCTTCGTCGTCGCAGAGGCTTAATTGACCCAAAGACTTGGGCTATGGTTTACCAGCAGCAAGATGTTGAGTCAACCGCCATCTTTGCCCCTGACTGCGTACGCGGATCAGTTTCAGGTATGCGAGCCATCGGCCCGCTTATTCCTGGCGCACCTGGTCATCCAGATAATTTGAACAGCCAATACATTGTTGCTTCAATGGATCCAGCAATGTCAGGTGACACATTCTCTGTCATCATGTCAGGCGATAGAACCACAGGCAAGCGTTACCTGCTAGAAGCATCGCGCATGCCAGCACCTACACCACAGCAGATCAGAGACTTGATTTTCCACTGGACTGAGAAGTATCAGCCAAAGGTGTGGGTAATTGAGAAAAACGCTTTCCAGTTGTTCTTGACACAAGATGAAAAGATCAACCAATTCTTAGCCTCACGCGGTATCCGCCTCGTTCAACACTACACAGGTGCGAACAAAATGGATGCTGAATTTGGCGTAGCCTCAATGGCACCACTATTCGGCTCGGTTGACAGCCAAGGCAAGCATCAAAAGAATAATCTCTTGGAACTGCCACGAGCCGATAACGAACATATCAAGGCTCTCATCGAGCAATTGATTACCTGGTCAGCAGGTACTAAAAATAAACAAGACGGTCCGATGGCCCTCTGGTTTGCAGAAACGCAGATGCGTGACTACATCAACCAAGCAGGCGCATATGGCGGAACGTTTGTCAAGAATCCATTTGCTACTCGTTCTCAGTTGGCATCACGCAAAGTAATCAACTTGGAAGAATGGCAACAAATGCAGGAGAAACTTGCATCTAACGGGGGATACATAAGTGGCAATAGATATTAACGAGTTGGGCGTAAAAGTCCGCAAGTTGCGGGATAGGTTCCACACCCGCGACTCTCGTTGGGCTGACCTTATGGCTATCCGCCAAGGTGACATCCAACAAGTCTTTCCTGGCATGTTCTCTGAAGAATATCCAAAGCCTATGGTGGCAAACTTCATTGACGTTGCTGCCCGCGATGTGGCTGAAGTTATTGCTCCGCTACCTGCCTTCAACTGCGATACAACAGATGCCATCTCAGATCGTGCGAGAAAGCGTGCTGATAAGCGCACCATGATTGTCGCTGGTTACCGCGACTCTTGCAACCTTCAGACCATGATGTATTCAGGTGCTGACCGTTACTTGACCTTTGGAATGCTTGCTTTTATTGTTGAGCCTGATTGGGAAAACAATCGCCCAATGATTCGCATTGACAACCCAATCAACTCATACCCTGAGTTTGATCGGTTTGGCAAGTTGCTTTCCTACACCAAGCGCTACCAGAAGTCCGTACGCGAACTATGCAATGACTTTCCAGAACTTGAAGGTCAGATTCTTACCAAGTATGAGAACCGCAACTCAGAGCGTATGCTTGAGGTATATCGCTATCAGGATAAGAACGAGTTAGTTCTTTTTATCCCTGAGCGTAACAACCTTGTGCTTGAGCGTGCAGCCAACCTTCTTGATGAACTACCAATTGCCCTTGCCATCCGCCCTGGCGTTGACTCAGATGAGAACCAACGCGGACAGTTTGATGACATTATGTGGGTACAGGTTGCTCGCGCACGCATGGCAACATTTCAATTGGAAGCAGCACAAAAATCTGTACAGGCTCCATTCGCTTTGCCTTCAGATGTTAACGTTATTGAAATTGGTCCAGATGCGACTATCCGCTCTGCCAACCCAGAAAAAATTCGCCGTGTATCACTTGACATTCCTAACGGAATCTTCCAAGAGACTGGCGAACTAGATCAAGAACTTCGTGTAGGTTCACGTTACCCACAAGGCCGTCTAGGTCAGCAATCAGGTTCTATTGTTACAGGCCGTGGCGTAGAAGCCCTGATGGGTGGATTTGATACACAGGTTAAGACAGCACAGGCTGTATTTGCTGAGACATTCCGCCACGTTATGCGCCTATGCTTCAAGATGGACGAGAAATTATTTGGTGATGTTGAAAAGGAAGTACGCGGCGTAACTGCTGGTGCGCCTTACGAGATTACCTACACGCCTAAGAAGGACATTGCTGGCGATTACTGGTGCGATGTGTCTTACGGCATGATGGCTGGACTAGATCCAAACCGCGCACTCGTCTTTGGCTTGCAGGCTCGTGGAGATAAGTTAATCTCACGCGACTTCTTGCGCCGTCAAATGCCTTGGGATATGAACGTCACCCAAGAAGAAGAAAAAGTAGAAGTTGAAGAACTACGCGATGCTCTTATGCAAGCAGTTACTTCTTATGCAAATGCAATCCCAACCCTTGCGCTACAAGGACAAGATCCTTCAAAGGCGTTAATGGCAATTGCTTCTGCTATCAAGGGCCGTATGAATGGCGACAACATCGAAGATGTTTTGTCTGAAGCGTTTGCACAACAAGTCTCCCCACCTGTTGCAGCCGCTAGCGCGCAAGGTCAGGCTCCTGGTGGGGAACCTACTCAACCAGGCGCACCGCAAGGTATGCCACCTGCACCACAGGGTCAACCATCTGCGTTGCAAAACCTACTTGCAGGACTTTCATCTTCTGGCGCACCGCAGTTATCTGCAAATGTCGCCAGACGCTCACCAGCCTAACGTTCCTGGTGTGACACAACCCCTATAGGAGAAACAAAAAATGGCACAATTCAAGTCAAGCCTTAACTCACCAAAGGTGAGCGTTAAGTTGCAGGGTGGACATGGTTCATCAGACGCAACAACACAGAAGACATCAATCCAGAAGGCACCATCTGTTAAGCCAACTGGCAAATCAGACATCAAGTACACAGTACAGCCTTCAGGCACACGCGGAACAGGCACCGAAGCAGGAAAGCCACGCGACTAAGTTATGACTAATGAACAGGGCAAGGCTCCTACAAGCCTAAGCAAGTGGGATGCCTTTGCCTTGTTTGCTTCAACTGCATCCGAACTATGCGATGTAGCCTCTAACTTTTTTCAAGTTCTAACACACATGTTAGATACACAAGCAAGTTTCGTGGATGACAAAAAATCGTTCCACGAGTATGCCGCTAGGACCATTGAGACATTACAAGAAGGTGAGTAGGTAGATGCCAGCCCCACAAAAGCCAGCAACAACACCATCACTCCCAGGTGCATTAAGCACACGAACCGATGGACCAGGTAGCGTAGCCTCAAAGCAAGCAATGCGTTATGTTGCTGGTATGCCAAATTATGGCGATGGTCAGGAACTAATGAATCTGCAAGCACAAGCCCCAATGTCCGCAACGCGTCTTGGTGGCAATGCACCTGCTCCATCTGCTCTTGCAGCAGCCGCACAGCAAGGTGGACAACAACCACAGCAAGGCGGCATGGCTCAACAAGTCACACCGCTTTCTGCTCCTACACAACGCCCAAATGAGCCTGTCACAACAGGCAGTCCAATGGGTGCTGGTGCAGGACCAGAAGCCATTGGTATCCAACCAGGTCAAATGACTCAGGGTGGACAATCAGCAAAGAACCTCGTGCAAGCACTTGCCGCAAACAAAGATGCTTCCCCTGAATTACAGGCACTTGCTAGCAAACTAGGAAAGTAATACATGGCTATTACACCTCAACCGCCTGTACAGCCAACCACACAAGCAAATATTGGTGCTGGCCCAAATATTGATTTTGCTAACGACGCCGTAAAAGGCAATCAAGAATTTTTTACTGCTTCTCCAACACTTGGCGCAGAAGCGTTGCAGTCTGGCAATCAACAAACAGTTAACACGCTTGCAGCAGTCAATCACTTTGTGTCACATGCGCAAGCAATTGATGACCATATTGCTACATACAATTCCAATGTATGGTTTAAAAATGCGTTAAAATCTACACCAGATGTAGCAAACGCAGTTATTGCAAATGCCTTTGATAAAATGATGGGTGGGATGAATCAGTGAGTGTTACTCAACCGCTTCCACCGACAGCACCACAACAGCCGCAATCTAATGGCGGTGGATTTTTTGGCTTTTTAAAAAGCATTCCTAGCGATATTAGCAAGGGCGTATCTGATATTCCAGTAGTTGGCAAAGCCGTTGGCACGGCGTTGTCATGGGCTAATAAGCCATTGCAGGAAGTTGAATCAGACTACAAGTTTATTCACAGCATGTTTGTGGATCATGGCATCGGTTCTGGCATCTTAAGCACAATTGGTGTGCTTGGCGGCGGAGCAATTGGTTCTTTTCTTGGACCTGAAGGTACAGCGCTAGGCGCTGCCGCAGGTGCTGCATTAACCCGCAATATTCTTGGCCGTGTTGTTCCAGCCTACAAAGATTCTTTTGACAAATCAAACGACCCAAATTACCTTGTGTCTTTTGGTCGTGATTTGTCTCATGGGCTTTCACACATTCCTGGTCTTGGCACACTTGCCAATACTGATACTGGTGTAGGTCAAATTGTTTCTGGTATTTCAGATGCTTCTTTTGATTTTGCTGCAGATCCGCTAGGCAAACTTGGCAAGGTCGGCGCACAACTTAAGGCTGGCGACCATCTTGCTGTTGTTAAGCAAACCGATGATGCTGGCAACATTATTAAAGATACTAACGGCATTCCGCTTACCAAATTGGATCCTGTTACTAATCAACCAATTATCCGCAACACATTGCCTTTTGCTACAAACGCAAGTGGTTTAAGCGCTTTTCTTACCAATAAAGTTTCTAGCAAAATTATTACCGCTGACCAATACGATAAATATATGGATCCATCAAATCCATTTTCTCGTGCGCAACGCTCAGCCCGTGAAGATATTGTAAATATTGCCACAAATAACACCCCGCAAAAAGCGGCTGGTATTATTGAGATGAAATACGGCGCACCAAACCAATGGTCAAGACCATTTGTTAAGGCTTTGGCTACAGTTAAAAGCGAAACTGAATTTGACCAATTGGCAAAGCAATCGCTTTTCTCTAAAGAATTTGCTGACAAATCTACACAAGCACTTGGTGCTTTGCAGTTGCCTTCTCGTACAATGGCTAAAGCCCTTAACGAAAAATGGGGTTTAGATCGTATTCGCAACAGCGAGCAAGCAACAAACTATAACGATCAAGTTAACTTGCTATTGCCTCGTAAAAGCGCTGTTATGGAACCGCAGGTTGATGCCGACGGCAATCCGATCATTGACCCAAATACTGGTCAACAGCAAATGGCTCCTAAGTTTAGATCTGTTGTTGACAAAACAACTGGCGAAATTAAGCAAGAGCAAATGTGGAAAATCAATGCTCCTGCGTTGTTTAAGCCTGGTAATAGCGCTGTAATGAATGCCCTTGCTGGCAAGGTTCGTACCTTTACCAACAAGCGTGCAATGTCTTACGATACTGAAGCCAATGCGTTATCTACTGAAAAGTTTGATCCAGCAGATCCACGTGCTGCTACCACCGCGTATCAGATTGCTTCATACGCGTTACCACACAAACTTGCCGTAGAACATGCTGGAGCCATGATCTTTGCTCCAGATGATACTGCTCGTCTTGCCCTTATGCACAGCCTTAATCAAGAAGTTCTCAAGAACTTTGGTTTGGCCGATGCTCAAGCATCTAAACTTTTTTCTGAACTTAAAGACGCCAGTATTAGCGCAAGTTCAGATCATTCTGTTTACTACACAGTAAACGGCGTAGACGGTGGCGCTGTAGATATTAAGCCAGAATATGGCGATACACCACGATCAATGGCTGTTGTGCCTGCACAGCGCTATCAAGGCTCGCTTATTGACCTTAAGGCTACCCGTACAGCACTGCGTAATGCCAAGGCTTACGGCGCTTTGTACAACCCAATTGATGATGGATTTACGCATTACACAAACGTAATCTTTGCACCTTTAACATTGCTTTCAACAGCATTTGGTTTGCGCGTATCTTCTGGTGAAGCGTTACAACAAATTATGCGTCGTGGTTTGGCTAGTTACATTGGCAACGTAATTACCAATACAACAAACAACCTTTCTCGCAAATATATGGATTACCATACCGAGAAGTTTAATCAAGGTCTTACCGAAACTGACAAAGATGCTTTTGAAAAAGAACAGGAAACAGGTAAGCCTGTTCCAATTACTTCTAACGAAGTAACCAAAGAACTTGATGCTCAAGAAAGCAGAATGAAGCAACTTGCCAAGGCTATTGATAGCAAGCAGTCTTGGAACAATATGGCCAATTCTGTTGTTGCTGGTCGTTATCGCTTTATGCCAGTTGGCTGGGTAGCCAACAAGTTTAAAGAATCAAACCTTCTTCCGTATTTTGTTCGTGACAAAATTAACGCAATTGTTGAGCGTGAAGATGTGCTTGGCACTGGCCCTACGCCAGCCGTAAGCGGTGCGCACAACTCAAACGTTAGCCAAGAATTATGCGCTAAAGACAATGTTGACCTATTTGCTAAAACCAAGGGTCATGGATCTGTGCCTGGCGAGGAACTTGCTGGACTAACATCGCAAGATCCTAACTTTCATTTTTACTATGCTCGCAACATCAACGATGCTGTTGATGACGAAGCGTCAAGAATCATTGCTCGTGATTATCTCAACCGTATGACAAATCCAGCATTTGCTGCTTTGCCAGCAGAACAACGATTTGCTCAACTTGTTGATGCGCAGGCTGCTCGTATTAAAGATCCTGCAATGTTTCAAAATCTACGCAGTTCTATGGATGGTTACACAAAAGCCGTTCCAGAATCTTTTGCAAAGGCTCAAGTTGAACATTTGCAAGGACTTGTAAGCGGTGCCGATGGTACCATCCAAAATGGCATTCTTAGCCGTATTGCCAACAACAAGCCAGTAACTGAAAAAGAAATAAAGCAGTTGCCACAAGCATCGTTGCCTATCAAGGTTCTTGGTAAGCGTCATATGCCTTCTATTGCAGATTCTATGCGCCGCGTAGAAGAATTTGGTTATCGCAAATTCGTTACACCTGTGATGGATTATATTTCTCGTCAGCCTATATTTAACGACTTTTACTTTCGTCGTCGTGTTGAAAATCAACCATTGGTTGATATGGGCTTGATGAGTAAAGAAGAAGCAGTACGCATGTCTGCTACTCAGGCTACACGAGATATGATTCCGTGCATTCACAGCCCTGCTATTCGTAGCCAATGGGCAATTATGCACCGCAACATCTTTCCGTTTTACTTTGCTCAAGAGCAGGCTTTGCGTCGTACGGGCAATTTGATTATGACAAACCCACAGGCGTTTCGTGATTATCAGATGATCCAGCAAGGCATGAACAACCCTGGCTTTGTACATACAGATCCAAACGGACAGAAGTACATTGTTTACCCAATCTTGGGTGAATTTGGCAATGCGCTTTCTCGTGGCTTAAATGCCCTTGGCATGACTCAGTTTACAGGTTTGCCAGAATCTATTACTGGTAACACAGCATCCTTGTTATCTGTATTGCCAGAAATTAAAACACCTGGCGTTAGCCCATTTATCAACTTGGGATTAAACCAAATATCTAAGATGTTCCCATGGACTGATAAGGCTGTTAATCTTGCAAATGGTGGTTATCCAGCGCAAAACATTATTGACACAATTATGCCTAACTCAACCATGCGCGATATTTTCAATGCGCTAAATTTTGACGAGCGTGAGTCAACTGTTTACAATTCTAAGTTGTCAGCAATTGCTGCCGCTTATTATCATGGTGATTTGCCAGAAAACTACACATCATTGCCACCTTATCAGCAAGCGCAGATTTTGGGCAAGATCCAAGACAATGCCAAGTCTAACTTGCTTATCAAAGGTTTGTTCTCGTTCTTCTTGCCATTGGCTCCAACGGTAAGCAATGACTATTATGACAAGAACCTACAAACACTACGCTCTGATTACCTTAGCCTGTTGAATCAAACCGATCCAACCACAGGCCAGAAGTACACGGCGGCTAGTGCGTTAAATAAGTTTATTGAGCAAACTGGTTCGCCAAGCAATCCAAACAGGGCTTTGGGTTACACATTAGCCCGCAGCCAAAATGGCACAAGCGGGGCATATGTACCGTTGGCTGACAGCACATTAAACTTTATTAACAGCAATGGGGCTTTGCTTAACAACCCTGCATATTCTAGCGCTGCACCATACCTTATCCCACAGGTAGCAGACGGCAAAGATGCGCTTGCAGTTGAGAATAAACTTTTGCTTGACCATTTTCGCTCAAAGGTAACATCAACAGATTTTCTTAATTCTTTGTATGTCAAGCAAGGATGGCAAGATTTAGCGCAAGATTATACTGATTATCAAAATGCTTTAACTGCTGCTCGCAAGGCTGGCAACCGTCAAGCCGAATATCAAATGGGCCAAGTGTGGAAACAAATCACAACAGATTATGGTCAAAGCAATCCAATCTGGTTTGCAGACTATAACAATCCAACACGCCCAATTCAATCAGCAAAAGTTATTGGTCAATTTGAAGCAATGAATAAAAAAGGTTTAATTCCAAATACTGATGAAGGTAGCGGAATTAAAGAATTGCTTGCAAGTTATCAGGATTATCATGCTGGTTTATTGGCCAACACAATCAATGGTACACATCTACCAGGTTATTCAAATCTTCAAGATGCTTGGTACACATACCTTGACAACTTGGCTGCAGCAAATCCAAAGTTGCAAAGCGTTATTACAAGCGTATTTAGAAGGGCAGCATAATGAGTACTACAACATCTAGTAGCACCACCACAGTGCCAACAAGTCAATTTAATGCTCTTTTGTCGCAAGCCCAAGGTGGCGCTGGCAATATTTATGCCAACATGGTTACAAAAACCAATACCACTTCTACAACACAAACATCACCTCAAGATATTGAGGGACTTGTAAACGCTACAATGCAATCACTTCTTGGCCGTAATGCCACACCGCAAGAAATTCAAACCTATGGTCAAGAATTGCTTGCTGCTGAGCGACAAAATTTTGGCACATTTAATGAAACAACCACCTATGGACCAACAGGTAAGCGTGCTGACATTACTGGCGGACAAGTAAGTTCTGGTGTAGATCCACAAACATTCTTGCAAACCATTATTCAAAACACTGGTGAAGCAAGGCAATATTATGCCATCAATAACTACATGGGTGCTTTACAATCCCTGACCGACCAATACAGAGGACCAATGTAATGGCTACTGATAAACAATCACAATACAATCAACTTGCTTGGGAACTTGAACAGTTAAAGCAAGAGTATTATAATCAAGGTGGCACTGGTCAAATTGGCGGCGGCAATCTTCTTGCCGAAATGGAATTTAAACAAGGTTCTGGTGATGTACTTGCTCAGATCCAAAAAATTCAGTCTCAAATGGCAAAGATGGAGCCTAGCCTACCTGGCAACCCACAGGATTATATTCAGGCTCCAATCAATGTTCAGAATTATTCTGATGAATTGACATCGCTTCTTAACAGCGGTGTGCCACAAACAGACCCTCGCGCACAGGCTTTAATTGCTGACATTAAACAACAAAATGCTTTGATTAAGCAACAGCAAGATTACAACACTCAATTGCAATCATTGCATGGTAGCGCACAAGATTACATCAAGTCTCAAAAAGGTCTTCAGGCTACAGAGCAATCTACCGATCAGCAAATTGCGTCTTTAGAAAAGCAAATAACTAAATTACAAAATCAAAAAGTTGTAGATGCTGCCAACGGCAAAGATACATCTGCCATTGATAAGCAAATTTCTTCTTTGCAAGCACAAAATCAGAAAGCGCAAGTACAGTACTTTAATGCTAAATCTGAATTAACCCCACTAGGTGCAGAAGCGGCAGCAAATTCTGCCAATGCTTTAGAGCAAAGCCAAGTTCGCAATCGTACTGCCGAACAAATTACTGGCGTTGCAACACCGCCTAAAACTAAGTCTGATGCAGGTGCTGGCGCGGGTGCTGGTGGTGGCGCAGGTGCTGGATCTTCAGGTGCGGGTGCTGGCGGTAGCACAAGCGATACTGGCTTTAATCAACTTGACCAATATGGTCAACCAATCTTTACAAAAGTAAATCAAACTGGCCCAGAAAGCCTTACGCCAGTTTCGCCAATGGATGCCACAGCAAGTGGACCTTTAACCGTTAATGACCAGTTGGCAAAATTGGCAAAACAATACGGTGCATTTGGTGCCATGGCACTTGCTAATCCTTGGATGCTTAACATTCTCAACGAATCTGTTAACGCTAAAGGCGGAGCATTACCAACTCAAGCATTTATTGACAAGATCCAAGCAGACCCACGTTGGGCGCAAATGGGTCAAAGCATGCAAAAAGCCAATGAAGATTTTTATGGCAGCGGCGGAGCAGCATGGTATACCCAATATGATGCTACTTGGAAAGCAATGTATAACAGCGCTGTTTCGCAAGGTCTTGACCCATCGGCTCTTGGCCCAGAACTTAAGCCTTCAGATACAGCAGGTATTACAGCAGCGTTTAAAGATACTAATAATCCAGTAACAACATTGCTTAATACTTATTATGATGACCCACAAACTTTAACAGCAAATCTTGATAAATTTGTTGCAACACATGCCAAGATTGCTTACAATCCTGCCAGCGGTACGCCACAAGGCGCAATTGCTGCAAATATTTCAAACTTAAAAAGCACATTGGCTGATTATGGAATGTCTGGCACATACACAGATGCTCAATTGCAAGACTATGCTCAAAAGATTCAGGGCGGCATTTCAGGATATGATTTAGATAGTTTCAAGGCTCAACAACAACAAAACGCTATCAACACATATAAGCCATTTGCAGAACAACTAAAAAGCGGACAAACTGTTTCTCAGATTGCAGCACCGTATATGACAACACTTACTGGTCTGCTTGAAGTGCAACCTAGCGATGTAACGCTTGGCTCAAATACTGGATATGGCAAGATTATATCTGACGCTTTGCGTGGCGATGCAAACGGAAATGTTATTGATCCGCTTTCCTTTGCCAATACTGTTCGCCAGCAACCACAGTGGCTTAATACTAAGAATGCTCAATCAACATTGCTTGGCAATGCTAACGCGATTATTCAGAAGATGGGACTTGGTTAATGGCTAGCGCTAAATTAACAGAAGACAATACAGTGGTGCCTGCTGCCAAAAAAACAACCACAAAATCTACACCAGTGCAGTCTGGTCCACCAGATCCATCGCAGGTAACATTTAACCCAAATGCAACAACTGTTTCTTCTAGTTCGCCTTTAAATTACCTTACTGGAGCAGCATATGCTTCTGAGGTAAAACGCGAACAATCAAATGCTATTCTTGATGCAGCAAAGGCTAAAGTAACAGCAGATGTTGCCGCTGGACTTAATCCAACCACAACCATTACTAATGCTAGCGGAGTAAAAACGCAAGTTGCTGGCCCTACTTCTACAACACCATCAGGTGGCGCAACCAGCGGTTCTAATCTTACTAGCGGAACAAATCTTACAAGCCCTGTAAGTCCTACAGGCCCTACAGGCCCTACAGCGGCGCAAGCAAATGCTGCCGCTCAGGCAACAGCACTTCTTGAAAGTTATGGTTTAGGTTCAGGCGTTGGCGCAGGTATTACTTCGCTTGCTCAGGCTGGTCTTGATTCAACAACCATTACCAGTATTTTGGATAGTCCAGATCCTATGACTGCTATTAACGGTTTAGGATTGCAAGGCACGCAATTGTCTAGCGCAACAAACCTTGTTTCTCAATGGCAACAGCGTTTTGTTGGCAACCAAGCCCGTATTGCCGCTGGTCTTACTCCGCTTGATCCTGCTACATATATTGCTAATGAGCAGTCATACAAGCAGGTTATGACAATGGCTGGCATTCCAAATAACAGCCCGTTGATGCAAACATCCTATCTTGGCAACCTTATTGGTGCAGATGTTTCTCCAGCAGAAGTTAAACAGCGTGTAGATGCTGCAACTGCTGCAGTGCAAAATGAAGATCCAGCGGTTATTTCTCAATTGCAATCGCAGTTTGGTCTTAGCCAATCAACCATTGTTTCGCACCTTCTTGATCCACAAGTATCTGCGCCAATTGTTCAACAGGAATATCAAGCAGCAACAATTGCCGCTGAAGCAGCCCGTGCTGGTGTAGCCATTACCGTTGGTAATACAGGTGGTAATACACAGGCTGGTGGATATGTCAACCAAAACGGTTTGCAAATGGGCTTAGCCGCACAAGGCGTTACACAGGCTCAGGCAGCGCAAGGATTTAGAACAATTGCTGAAGAACAGCCAGCACTGCAATCAATCGCTGAGCGATATGGTGCAGGTGTGGCAGGACCAGCAAATGTTGGTCAAGCACTTGTTGCATCCACATTTAATACCACAGGTGCCGCTGCTGCTCAACAGCAGATCAACCGCCTTACAACTGCAGAAACATCCGCCTTTAGCGGATCTGCAGGTGCTGCCACAGGCAGCCTTGGCCTACGAGATATTAGCGGCCTAAGTTAAACAAGATCCGTCACTAAAGACCAGCATAGATGACGCGTATTAAGACTGGTAGTAAGAGCCAACACTCCTTCCCCTGGGAAATGTTGAGGCTTACGCAAATCCGACAACGAAAGGGAGTGCCGAAATGGCAAACCAATATCAAGATGATGAAGACGACTTGGATCTGGATACAGAGATTCAGGCAGATGGCCCAGCAAATCTCCGCAAGGCTTTAAAGCGTGCAGAGAAAGAAAAGAAAGAATTGGCTGAGCAACTTGCTTCGATCCAATCCGATCTTCGCAATCGTTCCGTAAAGGAAGTATTGGCAACGAAAGGTGTACCTGACAAGGTAGCCAAGTTTATTCCTGGCGACGTAAGTACGCCAGAGCAGGTTGACGCATGGCTTACTGAGAATGCCGATGTATTCGGTTTTCAACCAGCAAATGCAGAGTCTGCTCCTACCGATGAAGCGCAGGCAGCAAATCAGGCAGCGTATCAACGCATCAATGCCGCAACCCAAAACGCATCAACACCATCACGCGACGCAGACCTTATGGCCAAAGTCGCAGGTGCAAAGTCAATTGACGAACTGAATGCCCTGACGGGTCAGATCAGCCAGCGTCGTCGGTAGCACTTAACCCATCCAACGCACAAACCTTATAGAAAGAAGGTGACACAATGGCAAACGCATATACAGATACATCGTCTGGCTCGCTTGGTACCTCACTCGTCCAAACAGCCTATGACCGATATGTCGAGTTTGCACTTCGTGCTGTCCCTCTTATCCGCGATGTCGCAGATAAGCGTCCAGTACAACAGGCTATGCCTGGTTCTTCAGTAGTATTCCAGATCTACACAGATCTATCACCAGTTACTTCTGCATTGTCAGAAGACGTTGATCCAGATGCTGTAGCACTTGGAAACACAACACCAGTTACCGTTTCACTCAATGAATACGGTAACGCTTCACTTGCAACACGCAAGTTGGAGTTGTTCAGCCTTTCAGACGTTGATCCTGCAATTGCAGACATCATCGCCTTTAACATGGCTGACTCACTTGATACAACTGTTCTTAACACCCTTGTTGGTGGACCAAACGCAATTGCTAAGGTCAACGGTGCTATCGTTTCAACATACGCTGGTTCATACACCAACGGAACAACACAAGCCTCAATCAAGAATACAGACGTAATCTCAGCAGCAATGGTTCGTACCGCAGTTGCTAAGTTGCGTGCTAACAAGGCTGTCCCACGTCAAGGCGAATACTACTGGTGTGGTATCCACCCAGAAGTTTCATACGACCTACGCTCAGAAACTGGCGCAGGCGGATGGCGTGATGACCATAAGTATTCTGAGAACGGTGCTTCAGAATTCTGGCCAGGTACAATCGGAACATACGAAGGCGCAATGTTTGTTGAGTCTCCTCGTTTGTTCAGCGCTACCGACGGTACAGGTGCTGGTTCATCTTCAGGTACTTTTGGTACTTCTTCATATGTCAACGCTACAGGTGGCGTACGTGTATTCCGTACACTTGTTGCTGGTAAGCAAGCACTTGCAGAAGCAGTTGCCGAAGAACCACACGTTATCTTCGGACCAATTGTTGATAAGTTGATGCGTTTCCGTCCAATCGGTTGGTACGGTGTACTCGGCTGGAGCCGTTACCGTGACGCCGCATTGGTTCGTCTCGAATCAACATCTTCAATCCACAACTCATAATTGAGTAGTTGTTGCCCGCCCTCGCACGTGGGGGCGGGTGGCAACGCCCTTGAAAGGTAGCCATGACATACATCTTTAAACCACCAACGGTGGAAGAAGCACCAGCAGGTTTTAGCCGCTTATTCTGGCGCTTTAGAATTGCTCGTGGCGATAGCATCTTGGTTTACGGCACAGCCATTGTGCGTGAGCGTACGCCAGGTGTAGATGAAACACAGGCAGCAGACTACTGCTATTTGGGTGGACATGAATATGTCATCACCCCAGTCGAATATAACATTCTTGTCAATGGTGGTTATGGCCAGTACATAACCACAACAGCATAGGAGACACAGTGACGCCAGGCAGATACAACATTACCGTTGTCAACGGTACAACCTTTACCCTTGCTCCTATCTGGAATATTAACAACCTTGCAGTTAACCTCACAGGCTATACCGCGGATATGCAAGTACGCGATGTAAGCAACAACCTAATTGTAGAATTATCAACATCCAATGGCAAGGCTGTTGTCAGCCCTGGCCTTGGTCAAGTAACATTTAGTTTAACCGCTGCTCAAACAGAGCCAAATGTATTGCCTGCTGGCAACTACAACTACGCAATTAACTACACAGATACTGCTGGCAATGTTTATCAGATCCTCAACGGCGCATTCACAGTTGTAGCAAGCGTGGTGCAATAATGGCTAGCACAGTCAATAGCATTTCAACAGTCTTAATTCCTACAACAACAAATGTGTACAATGTTGCCATCCAGGAAAACAGAGTTATCGAACTTGGACCAGTCGGTCCACAAGGCATTCAAGGAGCGTCAGGTGCAACAGGAGCAACTGGACCAAGCGTTACAGGCGCCACAGGTGCAACAGGCGTTACAGGTCCTACAGGAAGCCAAGGAAACACAGGACCTATCGGCTCCACAGGAGCGACAGGATCCACAGGTCCTACTGGCCCAACAGGTATTACTGGCGGCACAGGGGCTACTGGATCCACAGGATCAACTGGAGTAACTGGTGCGCAAGGTAATACGGGCAACACTGGCAACACTGGTCCTACTGGCGCTACTGGCAATACTGGTGCGCAAGGGCAAACAGGTCCAACAGGACCTACTGGACTAACAGGTAACACTGGTTCTACAGGCGCACAGGGTAATACAGGACCTACTGGAGCAACAGGACCAACAGGACCTATAGGAGATAAGTACCAAACTTCTTCTACCTCGTCTATCACCCTGCCAGTAAGCGGCACACAAACAGTTACTATTGGAACTGGTTTACAGTATTCGGTTCAACAATCTACAATTGTTGCCAACTCAACATCCGCTTATTTTATTGGTGATGTTGTTTCTTACAATTCTGGCACAGGCGTGCTGACGCTTAATGTCACCAAGACTGTAGGCACTGGCACATTTACTTCATGGACAGTTAACCTTGATGGTGCAGTCGGTGCAATAGGCTTTACAGGCCCTACAGGGCCTACAGGAGCCGCTGGAAACACTGGTGCTACAGGAAATACTGGAGCAGTCGGCAATACAGGCGCACAGGGCAGTACAGGCTTTACAGGTCCAACTGGTGCTGTTGGCAATACGGGTGCCACGGGAAATACGGGAGCAACTGGCAACACTGGTTCACAGGGAAATACAGGCCCAACTGGCTCTACAGGATTAACAGGTAACACTGGTGCTACAGGTAATACAGGAAGCGTAGGTAATACAGGTGCAACAGGTAATACTGGCGCTGTTGGTAATACTGGTGCCACTGGTGCCATTGGCTCTACTGGCAGCACAGGCCCTACAGGCCCAACGGGTGCCACAGGCAACACAGGAGCAACAGGTACAGGTTACTCAGGAGTAGCATCACTTACTACCGTAACCATCGGTACAGGCTCACAAACATTTACCTTTGCAGGCTCTTATCAAGGTGCATTTATCGTCGGTATGCGCATTCGCGCTATTTACCCAGTGTCACCAACAAACTGGATGGAAGGTGTTATCACTTCCATTAATACTACAACCCTTGTCATGACGGTTGATACAACTAGCGGTTCTGGTGGATACAACATCTGGAATTTTGCAGTTGCTGGTTTGATTGGTATTACTGGACCGACGGGAGCAGCGGGTGCCACAGGCGCAACGGGAAGCACAGGATCTAACGGCAACACAGGAGCAACTGGTTCAACAGGCAACACAGGACCTACTGGAGCGACTGGCCAAACTGGGCCGACAGGACCAGCGGGAACTACTGGCAGCAATGGAGCGACTGGCGCGACAGGGGCTACTGGTGCAACGGGACAGACTGGCGCTACAGGAAGTACAGGTGCTACTGGAGCAGCCGCAATAGCAAATCTTCAAGACATTTTAATGCTTGGCGGTATGTGATAAGATTGCGCTATGGTCAAGATAGCAACCTACTCAATATGTAAGAACGAATCTAAGCATATCCTACGGTGGGTTGAGGCAACGAAAGATGCCGACTATCGCATAGTAGTAGATACTGGATCTACCGATGGTAGCCAAGATATGCTACGAGCATTGGGTGTAACTGTTCATCAGATTCACCTTAACCCATTTCGCTTTGATGTGGCTCGTAACACAGCCTTATCACTCGTACCAGAGGATGCCGATGTCTGTCTTATCTTGGATATGGACGAAGTGCCAGAACCGACTTTCTTCAAAAAGGTCAGGAAAAAATGGATACCAGGTTCACATCTTGGCTGGATCAGCATGGATACTGGGCAAAAATGGGAGAGGGACAGGCTTCACTCAAGGTTCGGTTGGTACTGGAAATATCCATGCCACGAAGTGCAATTGTGGTACGGGGAAGGCAGTACACGAGATTGCGATATCCGCAATGCCGTCATCCAACACCTACCAGACAATAGTAAATCCAGAGGACAATATCTAACGCTGCTAGAAATGGCAGTCAAAGAAAATCCTCAAGATCCACGCATGTGGACATATATGACTCGTGAGTATTACTTCCACCATAGATGGCAAGATGTTATTGACTCAGCGGAGAAACAAATACCGCTCAATGGTTGGGATGTAGAACAAGCCGCTGTCTGCCGATGGGCAGGTGAGGCTTGCCACCAACTGGGCTTGCATGAACAAGCCACCGCTTGGTATGACAAAGGCGTACAACTTCTTCCCCGTGAAGGCGAATCGTGGTATGGCGTAGCAATTGACGCATATCGTCGTGAGGATTGGACAAGGTGTTTAGATGCTTCTATTAACGCTTTGGAACGTCCTCGCTCCGTCCATTACTGCTACGAATCAGCGGTATGGGACTGGAAAGCCTATGACCTTGCATCAATCGCTGCTTACAACCTCAAGCATATTGACGAAGCAATAGTCTTTGCCGAGCAAGCCGTAAAGGGCAATGGCGAAGAAACAGAGCGTATCCAACGCAACCTTAACTTCTTTAGACAGGTGAAGAATGCCACATCAACACACAGTAAAAATCCTTGACTGGGGCTTAGACGCTAATTACGACTCAGTACCAATCAAGTACGGTTGCACCAAGTGCGACGATGTATTTACAGAAATTCCCAAGTACGAAGAAGAACCATCTGAACATTCCAAACATACAGAATATGTAGATGGCTGCTTTGGCTGCAAGGCCAAGACGCTAGAACTTTCCACAGGTGATGCCGCAAGCAATAAAGGCATGTCAACCAAGAAGTGGAATGCAGAACTAGATGCTTATGCAGATGCTCGTTCACAAGGCATCCAACCTGCAGGTACAACCATGAAGGCTGTAGCAGAGGCTAAAGAAGCCAGCGACAAACTAGGCACAGCATTTGATGCAGGCACTATGCCAGCAGCAGCAAAGATTACCAAGCAAAGCGCAAAGGTAATGAAAGAAACAGGAGCAATCTAATGGCAGCAGCAAAAAAGGGTATGGGCTTCGCAGCCGCTCAAAAGTCAATCGCTAAAAAGTCTGGCGTATCAATGGAGTCAGCAGGAGCAATCCTAGCCTCATCAACACGCAAGGCTTCACCAGCAGCAAAGAAAGCAAATCCAAATCTCAAGAAGGTAGCAATGCCTAAAAAGGGTGGTAAGTAATATGTGCATGTCATGCGGATGCAATAACAACGCAGTTAAGGTAACTGGCAAACTAGACGGTAAGCCAACTGCTACACCAGAAGGTTCTTACGAGGGCGTGGGCGGCACCGTCACATGGCCAAGCAAGTAAAGGCTACTGGCCAAGCAAACCAAATAACCACTAAGACAATTGTCATCGGTGGTAAAGAAATAAAAGTATTGGCACATCCAAGTTCAGCGAAAGGTAGATAATGACTATACCCACCTTGCAATACAGTCTTAACAGACTGGCTGGCACCATTGTCAACGGGGTACCAACCCTTGACGCACAAGGTGCAGCCAATGTTTGGGCTGGTACTACAACACCGCTGGACTTGGAAGGTGCGCTTAACTACCTTTATTCAAAGCGCTTTTCTGCACCAAACTACAACACCGACATGCCAGGTATTTTAAATAAACTTGCTGGCACTTATGGCTTGGGCGAAGCCTTAGCAGCCTCACTGATAGCATCATGACTCTATTTTCAGATTTAATTGACGAGACTGCTTTATCTCTGACAGGTTACACCAACCGTCAAGATCAGGCTACATATCTTACTGCCCCAATGGCAGCAACAGACCTAACCTTTCAGGTTGCCGATGGCACAGTGCTAACTCGTGGCTTGGTTGAGATTGATGAAGAATTGATCTGGGTTGATTCTTTCGACCGTACCAGCAACACAGCAACCATTCCTGCCTATGGTCGTGGCTTTAGAGATACAACCGCTACAACCCACACATCAGGTACACGGGTAACTGTTACTCCATCATTCCCACGCTCAGTCATTCGCCGCAATATTCAGCAGGCAATTGATGCTGTGTATCCAGATCTATTCGGCGTGTACTACACAACCTTTACATTCCAAGCAGCGGTTACAACCTATGTCTTGCCAGATGAAGCGGTAGATGTATTGGCTGCCTCATGGCAGACCATCGGCCCTTCTAAGGAATGGCTACCAATCCGCCACTATCGTGTAGATCGTACTGCTAACCCATTGGTATGGAACAGTGGTAAGACTATCTCGATTCGTGAAGGCATTATCCCTGGCCGTCAAGTCATGGTGACTTACACCAAGAAGCCAACCGTGCTTCAGCAAGATTCAGATGACTTTTCAATGACTGGCCTTGAAGATACTTGCCGTGAGGTAATTGTCCTTGGTGCCGCCTACCGTACCGCAATGTACCTAGACTTTGGTCGTGTACCTGCGCTATCTGCAGAAGCAGGCTCAATGGGTCAAGCCAATCCAATTGGCTCAGCAGTCAACATTGGCCGTGCTATCCAGAACCTTTATCAGCAACGGCTGCAAATTGAGATTCGCCGTCTCCAAGAGCAGTTCCCACCACGCACCCACTACACCTCGTAAGGATAGTAAATGCCAGCGGTTAATAGATATTACACATCCACAGCGCAAGATACTACTCTTACCACTTCGATCAATTCAACTGGTACAACTATTCCTGTAAGCGCATTGGTCGGTTATCCGTCCCAATATCCTTACATTGTTGCCCTTGACTATAACAATGCTTCAGAGGAATTGGTCCAGGTTAACGGCGTTACGGGTCTAACCCTGAATGTCACCCGTGGATTTAACAGCACTAACCCAACCAATCATGGCGTTGGTGCAATCGTGCGCCATGTAATTACCGCCCAAGATATGACAGAAGCACAGCAGCATATTGCCGCTGAAAGCAATGTTCATGGCGTTGTTGGTCAACTTGCTGGCATGGGCGATGTAGTGGCTACAACATTTTTGACAATGGGCGGATGACCCAACTACCGAGAAAAGGAAGATAAATGGCAACAGCATATAAGGTACTTGGGCAGGCGGTGCCAGCGGCTACAACGGCTGCAGGAGCATCCTCTAACCTAACCACTCTTTACACACCGTCTGGCACAGCAGCGGCTGTAATTTCAAGCATCGTCATCACAAACCAATCAACATCAACAATCACCTATCGTGTGTCAGTTCGTGTTGCTGGTGCTGCAGATACTCCAAAGCAATATATCGCATATGATATAGTTCTTGGTAGCAATTCAACAGATACTTTGACACTTGGAGTAACTCTGGCTAACACTGACATTCTGTCAATCGCCGCATCAAGCACATCAGTTTCCTTCAGCGCTTTCGGATCGGAAATTTCATAATATGACTGTTAACCGTCACCCTAGCACTGGGTCGGCTGTTACCGTTAAGCAGTGGCGTTATACTGCCACTGGCGGAGAAACAACCCTCTCAGGTACAGATGGCTTTAGCCAAAGCCTAGCCTATACGGTAGGCGCAGAAGAAGTTTATGTTAATGGCGTACTTCTTGAGCGTGCCGTAGATTACACCGCAACCACAGGTACTTCTGTCGTTCTAACCAATGCTTTGGTTGCTGGTGATATTGCGACTGTAATGTCTGCAAATGCCTTTAACGTGGCTAACGCCATTCCTAACTCAACAGTAACCGCCAAAGGCGATTTGATCGTAGGTAATGGCGCAGCCAGCGTCACTAACCTCGGCGTAGGCGCTGACGGGTCAACACTCGTGGCAAACTCTTCTGCTGGTGGTGGGGTAAGTTGGGCAGGGCCGATTGCTACGGCTGGTAAAAACAAAATAATCAATGGTGATTTTTCTATCTGGCAACGGGGAACAACAGTTGTCACAAATGCTGGATACGGCTACCCATCAGACCGATATTTTGGTTATTCGGCTGGAAGCCAGTCTTGGACAAAAACAACTGATGCCCCAACAAATGTAGGGCTTACCTATTGCATCTCTAACTCAACCTTGGTTGCCAGTTGGGTAATTGGTCAGATGATTGAGTTGGCTGCTACTGGCGTTTCTCAATTTACATCACCAAACTGGACATTTTCTTTTTACGGAAAATTTGATAACGGAAGAACCATAAATATCATTGCTCATTATGCCGATGATACTAGTGGAACAAATAACTCAAGCAATCTAATATCCACAAGCGTTACTGGCACAGGCAGTTGGCAGCGATATACCGTAACTACAACTTTAGGTTCTAGTGTTTCTCCAAACGGAACAAATAAAGGCCTTCGTGTTGTTATTTACGATTTGTCAGGAACTTCAAGCACAACCGTAAGAACAACAGGTTGGCAGTTTGAGCAAGGTAGCGTGGTAACACCATTCACAACTGCTACTGGCACACTTCAGGGGGAGTTAGCCGCTTGCCAGAGGTACTTGCCAGTTTATTCAGGCGGTGCTTTGTCGGGTTATGCCTATGGAACCAATTCAACTCTTTACGCCTTCAAGTTTCCAGTCACGGCTCGTGTTGCTCCAACCTCCATAACGGTTGTAAGTAATCCAAATATGTATGCTCTAAACACGGCAACCAATGCTGCTCCAACTTTAGATTTAACGGCGATTGATGGGGCAGATTTGTTAGGAAGCATTACCATCGTTGCTGGACAAGGCAGTCGAATGATGGGTGGAACAATTTTATTCAACGGATGTGAGTTGTAATGGCTACAGTAACTAATTATGAAAACACTCTTGGCGAACCAATGATTATGGTCGTCAATGATGACGGCACAACTTGGTCAGGCACTAAAGCGGCATACGATGCCAGCACACTCCCATCCAACTCTTCTACACCACAGGCAGGTGAATAAATGAGTCGCGCACAATTAACCAGCATGACGGCAGACAATGTTGTTCAGGAAACACTTGTTGGCTCAACTGGAAATTCCATTAAAGGTGGTTCAGTAGCTCCGTTCGTGGCGGGTAAGAATAAGATTATCAATGGTGATTTTAATATCTGGCAGCGTGGTACTTCATTTTCATCAATTTCTTCTGGAACTTTTACCGCAGACCGATGGTTTGTAAATTTTGACGGTTCAGGAGCAACACGCTCAGTATCTCAACAAACCTTTACTCCCGGCTCTGCCCCAGTTGCAGGATATGAAAGTTCTTATTTCTTACGCTTGGCAACAACGGTGGCTGGTTCTGGTCAAACTTATTCCAATCTGGCTCAACGCATAGAGAATGTTCAAACTTTTGCCAATCAAACAGTAGTAGTTTCATTTTGGGCAAAAGCAAATGCTGCTATTTCCTTGGGAACAGTTTTTGGTCAGAACTTCGGTTCGGGTGGTTCATCTTCTGTTTATACAGTTGGCCCATCTTTCACACTTTCAACATCGTGGGCAAGATATACAGGTTATATAACTCTTCCAAGCATTAGCGGTAAAACAGTTGGCACAGGTTCTTATCTTGAATTAGATTTGACTTGGCCGCAAAACTCTACATTTACCTTGGATGTATGGGGCGTACAACTTGAGGCTGGTTCAGTAGCCACTCCATTCACCACCGCATCAGGCACATTCCAAGGAGAGTTAGCCCTCTGCCA